TCCTTTCGGATAGCCTTGACCTTATCATAGGTCAGAACCCTTGTTGGGCTCAAATCTTTGAAATAATCATCGATTAATTGTGCACACATGCACCTTTGGATCTGATCGATCCTTTTCCAGGACTGAAAGTCCTCTGATCCTGGGAATGCCAGGACCACTTGCATCAGCACGCCATCAACTGTGGCGAGCATTGAGCGTAGCCGTTGGATTGCTGCGCAATTAGGCTTCATACTTTTGATGAGGCCAAAAGATTCCTTTCCTTCGGGAAGGGAAAAGCCCGCCAAAAGACGGGCCATTTTCCTCTGAAAAGAGGACTCTTTGAACTTGCCTTTGGCAAGTTGAGGGTACCAATATGTACCCCTTCTCAGTACCTTTAAACAGGTACGGACATTGGGCAACTTTTCAAAAGTTACCCGATTATCTAACTTAGTTAGATCCTTTGGGAGTCGACACTCCCAAAGATTTTCAGCGTTATGACAAACGCTAATTTCTGGACAATCCAGATTACCAAGAAGATTCTTGGAAGTGAACAATAAGTTCACATCAAATAGGCTACGATGCCTATTATGTTCTGAACACTTACACAAGTGTTCGCGAAATCGCCCATGGCGAAGAATAGACGTCCCTACGAACGTCTTCAATGATAGAACATCTCTATCAGGATCCCACGGATCCAAAGGGTGTCGGCTGACATCAACATCGTTAGATGATCCAGACATGGAAAACTCTCGAAAGAGAAAAGCCAGAGTGCTTTATCCGGTGTTAGTTCACCATCGCTTTCGGATGAGTTATCATCCGATTCATCCGCTAGGATGTTGTCTTTAAAGACATCTTGCAGGAGCAAACCTGCTATTTTACCGCCAATTAAGTGGTAAAGATGAAGGACGACCTTAGTTACTGGGTCGCCCATAAGTACACCTCGTTTGGTGTAAAAGACTGAGATCGGACATTGATTCCGATCCAATGTCTCCACTTGGCGTGGAGCTGTCAATGCGAAAAGCATCGACTCACGGTACCATTTAGGTACCCCTAACAGGACACAAATCCTGTTTAGCATTGCACCAGCAATGTAGGGGTCACTATAATTAGTGGCCTCCTCCCAATCAGTACTTACTACTGATGTTTCTATATTCTCATTGAATATAAAACTCGCACTAGGATTCTTGTGCGATAGACGCTTGAAGAAATTCCAAGCTTGATTAGCGGCTCCAACTCCGCTTTCACTAGAAGGTATTGCTTCTAGTATTTTGATACCCATATGTGAAAATGGGTGAAGCAACACTGCGTGTTGCAAACAGGACACAGTTATTGTCCGGTACTTCCCTAGTTCTGCGACTAGGGATATGCGACAGCTCATGCTGTTATTTTGATAGACCTTAGATCTATCTTTGAACATTCCACAAGCCCAGTGGAATAGGCGTTCACCAATAGGTGAATCTTTGGTAAGAATCTTACCAGTGTATTGACCTGTATGTAGGTCAATTTCCGGGATTTCCGGATTGGTCCTAAGGACCTCACGGGCACGCTCAAGCTTGCCACCTCGCTCCGTAGGAGTGAAGAATTCTCCGGAATCGGAGAGTGAAACCTTTGCGGTTTCTACGACTTTGGAGAAGAATTTATCCCTCTCCTCTTGTCCGCCAAGACGGACTAGTAGGTCACTATAAAAGTGGTCTACAGCTCTGGACAAAGGTCCAGAAATCTGCTCATACAGATCTCTTGACGACGGAGTCGTCAAAATGGCCACGGTTTTGGCCATTGTGCGGTCATAGACCGCTCGGGGTGGAACCCCGCTGGCTCTGGTTTGAGCCATGATCATTACTTGGTAATGAGAAAGGGGAGTATCTCCCCTGATTAAGGACAATGCTGTCCTGAGAGCGGAAAGCTCTCTTGGTATGTCCACATCGGACATAGATAGTGTGGGATTGAAACCACACCTTTTGATATCCTTTCGGATAGCCTTGACCTTATCATAGGTCAGAACCCTTGTTGGGCTCAAATCTTTGAAATAATCATCGATTAATTGTGCACACATGCACCTTTGGATCTGATCGATCCTTTTCCAGGAC